ACACAGCAGACATTATCACTAAGGCAGGTCAGGCTATAGGCAGACAGATTGCTAAGATGCATACCTTTGCCCCGTTGTATGGAGCGTCAGGTTATGGTCGTACACCAGCAGAGGCAGAATACTATACTCACTTTATGTATAAGTATCGTGGCATAGCAGAGTGGCATAAGAGGCTGGCTACTGAAGCCTTGTCTGAGAGAAAGATTACAACACCTTCGGGTAGGCAGTTCGCCTTTCCTGATGTGTCAAGAAGGCGTGATGGTACCGTAACTAACTTTACCATGATTAAGAACTATCCAGTTCAGTCATTTGCTACGGCAGATATAGTGCCAGTTGCACTGCTGATGATGGAGAAAACCATGAAAGAGAGGGGCTTACAAAGTTGCATAGTTAATACAGTTCATGATAGTATGGTTATAGATGTACACCCTGACGAGCAGGCAGCTATGATTGCTGTTGTAGTGGAAGTAGAGAGTAAGTTAGTAAGCACAGTAAATAAACTGTGGGATATTGATTTCAACTTACCTCTATCACTAGAAGCTAAGATGGGAAACAATTGGTTAGATCAAGTAGATTGCTAAATAGCAAAAAGGAAAAGTAATATGAGTGAAGTAGCTTTAAACCAAGTAAGTCAAGAAGAGTTAATGCGCCTAACAGGTATGGCTAACGAGACAGGAGGTGGTGGTTCTAAGAACAAGCTAGCCCGTCTACGTATGTGGCATACACCTTTGATGGGTGTCGTTGAGATTGATGGTAAGAAGAAGAAGATGGAGGTAGTAGAGGCAGGGCAGTATCGTTTGGAGTTAGAAGACGGCACCTTTGCTTATGCACCTGAGGCTAACGTGCGATTCTTCATGCAGTCATTCATGTATAAGCGTTACATTGCTGACGGCCCTGACAAACGCTATGTTAAAACTCTTATGTCTGATGATCTTAACTCGGATCTTAAGGACACAGATGGTGGGTTCAACTGTGGTAAGCCTGCAGGTTTCATTGAGGATTGGAATGCAGTACCACAGGAGATGAAGGATCTTATCAAGTCAGTGAAGCGTGTACGTGCTTTGTTTGGTGAGATTGATATGGTTGGTGCCGTCAATGAGAAGGGGGATTCTATTGATGTACCTAGTACTCCATTCATTTGGGAAGTAGATAACCGTGAGGCATTCAAGACCTTTGGAGATTCTTTCAAGGAGATTGCAAGACGTAGCCGTTCCTTCATTCAGTTCAGCATTAATGTAACTGCGTTAGAACGTGAGATGAACAATGGTCAGTCCTACTTTGTACCTAAGGTAGACGTTGACTTCTCTTCTGACCTAGCTATTACAGAGCATGTATTAACTATGCACCGCAATAGTTCAGAATGGATTACTCAGTACAATGACTACATCAACTCAGAGTTTACTGCTAAAGCGGTAGAGACTTTGAACACTGCAGATGAAAGTCTAGTTAATGAGTTTATAGATGTGGAGTAAGCATGAACATACACGAATTAATGGTACAAAAATATCTTAATAGTGTAGTGGCAGGGAAGGGTGGCATGAGTCGCCCTGTCCTTGACTTCATGGTTAACGATGTTAAATTAGCTCTCGAAAAGCAACTCGTAGACAAGCGTAATCCAGACTTTAGGTTACGTATGTCAAACATAGGTCGTTCTTATTGCCAGCTTTGGTTTGATAAGAACCAGCCAACAGATGCTTTACCGTTTCCCAACAGCTTCTTAATTAACATGATCCTCGGTGATCTTGTAGAAGCGATCATGAAAGGTGTCCTCACAGAGGCTGGTGTAATATGGCAGGATGGTGAGCACTTAAAGCTTAACCTAGGTAAGCATGTAATCAATGGTACGCCTGACCTAATCATTGATGGTGCTGTATGGGATATCAAATCCTGTAGTCCTTGGGCTTATGCTAACAAGTGGATAGACTTTGCTACTGTTAAGGATCACGATTCCTTTGGGTATGTAGGTCAACTCGTAGGGTACAGTAGGGCATTAGACTTAGATGCGGGTGGCTGGATAGTTATTAACAAAGCAAATGGTCAGTTCAAGTTTATAACTGCTGACGGCATTGATATGGAAGCTGAGTTAGATAAGCTAGAGGTCAAGGCTAACCGCATAGTAGATGGGGATTCCTTTGAAAGGTGTTATGAACCAGTAAAAGAGAAGTTCCGTAAGGTAGAGACAGGTAACCTTACCTTAACCGTAGAGTGTGGCTTCTGTCAGCATAAGTATAAGTGTTGGGATACCTTAGTAGAACGTCCATCCATACCATCAAAGGCTAAGACACCTGCAATGGTTAACTACATTCACATAGTAGAGGAAGCAGCATGATTGATATGGAAGAGAACGACTTTGGTGTAATACTCAGGCCCACCAAGGTAGACGAGGAGGATGATGGTTCCTCTTGGGGTTCCGTAGAAGTTGCCGTATTCAGTGGGCGTATGCCTGACATAGACGATGAAGCACATGCACAGTATATGTTTCTAGCATATAAGATGGCAGCAATGCTTGAGTTCTGTGAGGATAACCCTGACTTTGACGACATGTTAACTGAACATACCAGTGCCCTAGTAGAGGAGCTAGGCTTACTGACAGAGGAGCCATACGAGATTAAACCTAAGGCAAAGGTTACAAGCAAGATAGGTAATGTTATTACACTAGACTTTGACACGGTATGTGAAGGAGAAGGTTAATGAGCAAAGGCCAGCAACGTAAGATAGAGGACTTAGAAGAAATCATTGCCCATCTCCATAAGGAGGTGGAGCTTAAAGATTATTGGATAGATACATTCACTAAGGAGAACGTATTAGCAAAGTCCGTTAAAGATTGGAAGGTTGAGAAGCGTGTGATCACTCAGCATGTGAGTCAGTTAGCCAATACCCTAGGTAAAGTTATGGATATAGTGGAGAAATAGCATGGATATATATGGTAAAGAAGCGAGAGATGATCTGATGGATGCAGCCAAGTTTGCTAACCTAACTCCAGGTTCAGTTTTCAAAGGTACGAAAGCAGAACTTCAGGCCCTTCAAGACTTCCTCAAAGACCCTGACAAGGTAGCTGACAACTTCAATGTAGACAGCTTAGATGATGCACTGGAGGACTTAGTTAATCATCCCAACCATTACAAGTCAGAGGGGGTAAGTGGCATTGAATGTATTGATGCTATCCAAGCAGCACTAACAGAGGAGGAGTTCCAAGGATTCTGTAAGGGTAACAACATCAAGTATACATGGAGGGCTAACAGGAAGAAGCAGGCAGGGTCTGACATTAATAGTGCAGGCACTAACATCAAGAAAGCTATCTGGTACATGAATAAGTTATTGGATACTCTATGAGATACCCCGTTAGGAAGGAGAAGAAACCTAAGCACCGCAAGGTAACGCCTAGCATCTTAGGTAAAACCTGCGGTCTTAATTGTACAGCTATACCACCCGAACCCTATCAAACATGGAGTGATTACCTTGTCATGAACCGTGACCAGCCTAAGCCCTACCGCTCATGGCTGGAGTTCAGGTTGTTTGCAGATGGCCCTATGAAGGACATAGACTACGAGCCTATCAAGGCTGACTATGAGGTAGTAGAGCAGCGTAAGTACACCCCTGATGGAGTATTAGGTAACGTCTGGTTTGAGGTTAAGGGTAGGTTTAGGACACGGCATGAGATGGATAAGTACATACATGTACGTAGGTCTAACCCAATGGCAGTCATTATCTTTGTACTGCACTCAGAGAACGTATCACTTCCAGGAGCACAGAAACGTAAGGACGGGACACGTAGGAGTATGGAAGATTGGTTAATTGAGAATGAGTTTGCTTATACCTACGAGAGTAAGATGCAACACTTCATGGATAACTTTAACAAAGGATTAACTTAATGGAGTACCTAATGTCGGGAGTACTTATTACTTTATTTATAGCAAAGATTATATTTAATGGGTAACAATATGAAGACACACAGCGTAGTAATAGCAGGTGGCAGAGGGTTTGCAGACTATGAGTTAATGACCACTAGGATGGATGCGGTGTTGAAGGTGCATATAGAAAGTGGGTATGAGATCACCGTCATATCAGGTACTGCCAATGGAGCAGATAAGCTAGGGGAGCAGTATGCAAAGGATAGGGGGTTTAAGATAGTTCGTATGCCAGCCCAGTGGGACACACATGGCAAGTCAGCAGGCTATAAGAGAAATGTAGAGATGGCAGATGTATGTGACGAGATAGTAGTGTTTTGGGATGGTATATCTAAAGGTACTAAGCATATGTATGACATTGGTATACGTAAGTCTATACCAACCTACGTAGTACGATACTAAAATAGTCCTTGACATTTAGATATAAATCAGTATAACTGTACGACCCAATAAATTAACAGGATATAACATGGAAACATCAAACAAAATACTTAGCGACATAACAGTCTTTTCTAAGTATGCTAAATACATCCCCACCCTACAACGGCGTGAAACATGGGACGAGTTAGTGACACGTAATATGAACATGCACCAACGTAAGTATCCTCATATGGTAGAGGAGATTGCCAGTGCATATAAGTTTGTATATGACAAGAAAGTATTACCCTCTATGCGTTC